AGAGGCAATGAATACACCGATTGAAAGTATCCAATAGTAAATGGTGATAAATGGAAGGTAAAGACGAAAAAGGAAGATTTGTGGCTGGTCATAAATTTGGCAAAGGCAGACCAAAAGGAACAAAATCAATCCCTGACATTCTTAGAAAGATTGGAATGGAAGAATGGAAAACTGACAATGGCAAGATAGTCGGGGAAAAACTTGATGTTATTATGAGGAAAGTATTTAACGAAGCACTCGACGGTAAATCTTGGGCGGTGCAGTTTATCGCAGATAGAACCGAGGGTAAGGCATTAGATCGCATTGAACAGACCATTAGGCAAGAACCTATTAAGGTATTTGAGATTGATTGAATTGGACAATAAACAAAGATCGAAAAGAGATACTCAAGCACCCTTCAAGGTTCAAGGTTATTGTTGCTGGAAGAAGATGGGGAAAGACACATCTTGCCTTAATGTGGTTATGTATGGGGGATATTCAGCCAAACGAGAGAAGGTGGTTTATAGCCCCGACCTACAAACAGGGGAAGATGATCGCCTTTCCTATTTTAAGACAAATCTTCAGGGACAGGGCGAAAGTAAACGAATCAGAGTTAAAGGTGATATTACCAAACGATGCGGAGATATGTATCAAGGGTGCGGACAATGAAGATTCACTCAGGGGTGCAGGGCTTGAGAGGGTTATTCTCGATGAATATGCTTATTTCAAACCTCATGTTTGGGAGGAGATTATCCTACCTATGTTAGCCACAAGTCAGGGTGATGCGATGTTCATTGGAACGCCTAATGGATATAATGTTATGTATGATCTTTACTTAAAAGGTCAATCCGACCCTGAGTGGATGTCGTGGCAATATAAGACAATTGAAGGCGGCTTTGTAGCGGAGGATGAGATTGAAAGGTTGAAGTCGAATATGGATGGGAGGCTGTATCGTCAAGAGATGGAGGGTTCTTTTGAGACGACAGGCAACCGAGCCGCCTACAACTTTGATCGGGATGTTCACCTGAAGAAAGCAACCTCAGAGGGTGAGAAATTTATAGGGATGGACTTTAACGTGGACTATATGAGTGCCGTATTAGGATGTGTCTATACTGATGGGGTTGTGCATTACCTCGATGAGATACGCCAATCAAACTCAAACACTGAAGCGATGAGCAAGGCAATGAAAGAGAAGTGGGGGAATGAAGTTGTTTACCCCGACCCTGCGGGAAAGAATAGAAGTACAACCTCTAACAGATCAGACCATCAAATACTTAAAGAACACGGCTTCCCCGTTAAGGCGAGGAAGGCTCACCCCGCAGTTAAAGACCGCCTTGCTTGTTTGAATAGGAAGTTAATGGATGCTAAAGGGAATGTTGGGATGACAATTGACCCCAAGTGCAAGTTTCTGATTAAAGATTTAGAACAATGTGAGAGAGATAAGAAGGGTGGATTGGATAAATCCCAAGCCGACCTCAGTCATAGTTTAGATGCAGCGACTTATTTTTTAGAATATCGTTTCCCGATAGTACAGAGATTGGCGACATCGGTTCAATGGTAGTCTTACTAACTCTTTCTCTATTATTTAACGCATTGTTCATTGGATTTTATTTATATGGGAGGCATCTAACTAAGAAGGCACAAGAGGAACAAAAGAGACTGAATTATAATTTGAGGAAATGGATGTATCAAGCGTGATTTATGACCAGAGTAAAGATTTAATCTTAGCATCAATAAAAGACCATCTTAATAAAGTAGAGGATTCCCGTTCTAAAGAGAGGTCGAAACTTTTAGACTACTACGAGGGGATGAACTTAGAGAGGTACATCAATAAGTTTTTCGATTCCGATTCTTTAAGGCAAGTGCCGAAAGTAACTCAAAACATCACCGCCAAGATTATTGATTCAAGGGGGATTTTATACAAGAATGCCCCGTCAAGATCAAATGAGGCGTGGGAGGAGAAGAACGGCGACCTGAATAGCGTGATGATTAAGACCGAGAGGTTAACTCATTTGCTTGGTAGCGTGGCTTTAAGGATTGATTTTGATGATGAGTTAAGGTATGACCCCATTGTAGAGTTTCAGCCGATATTCGCCCCGTATAACCCCGAACCGATAGGGATAATGTACCCTCTCTATAATCATGGGGATAAGAAGCACAAACCCTTATGGGCGGTGTGGACGAATGAATCTCATTTCCTTTGCGATCAAAACGGAACTAAGACTTCAGTAAACGAGGGGGATGTAAACCCTTACGGAATCATCCCTGTTGTATTTGCTCACAAGTACCCTTCGGTGGGAGGAGAATGGTGGAGGACGGGGGCGTTAGATGTGGTCTCAATGAATGAGAGCGTGAATGTGATGCTTACCGAACTATCTCTTTCAATGAGATTGGGTGCGTTAGGGCAACCAACAATTACGGGGATTGATGATGCTACGAAGTTAAAGATGGGGGCAGATCATCCCTTACTACTGCCAGAGGGTTCATCGTTTGATTTTAAGAACCCTGCGGGGAATTTGGGTGCTTTTATAGAGAGCATAAGGTTTATGGTTGATTCAGTAACCTATAATAACAACCTAAAAACAAAATGGTCTCAGGGTAGGGATGCGATCTCAGGCGAGGCGTTGAGGATGTTAGACCTCGACCTTACGGAAAGTATAATGGCTGATGTTGAGCAGATATGGCGACCTTTTGAGAAAGAACTATTTAATAAAGGGAGAATAATTTTAAGTGCAAACGGGGTACAGATACCAGACGGGAATGGGGTTGATTTTAGCGAACCCCGGATTCCTTTAAGTCCTGCTGAAGAACGGGCAGAGTGGGAATGGAAGTGGACTAATGGGTTGGCTTCAAAGAAGGATTGGTTTAGAGAATTTAATCCCGATGCAACGGAGGAGGAATTATCGGGAATGGTACAGGAAGTGATAACGGAACAAGTACCAGCGTTCAGGGGATTGCGTGGAAATTAAAGAATACATTGAAAAGATTGATAAAATACAATCTAAGGTTAAAGAGGACTCTGAATTGATCTTAGGAGAGATTGATATTGACATCCTCTTAGATAATCCCGAAGGATATTTAACTGCGTTAGGAATGGCTTTCTTAAACGATCACGAGGAAGAACTTTCAAAGGGTTACGAATTAGGAGACAAGTTTGCTCGAACTTAACGTAACAAAAAACTTTGACCTGAAGAAGATGAAGTTTGATTTAAGTAAACAACTTAATACTGCGGCTTTAATCATTAAGGCAGACATTCAGGAAAAGATTGATCAACATAGGCAGATTGACGGGGCGAAATCTAAACCGCTTCATCCGTGGTCTCTTGAGGGTGGAAACAGACCGCCATTCAAGGGCGGAGGAGGACAATCTTTAAGGAATGTTGGGATAAGGAAGGCAACCCCTAACAAACAACAAGCGGTTGTATTCCCTGCGAAAAGAAGGACTAAACCATTAAAAGGATTCCCAAGCGGTATAGCAGAAGTTCAGCAAAAAGGGGTGAAGATTAAAGTAACCCCAAAGATGAGAGGGTATTTGCATTCACAAGGGAAGCACCTCAAAAGTGATACGAAATTTATTAAGATTCCTGCCCGCCCGTGGTTTGGCATATCTAAAGAAGCAGAAGCAAAGGCAATGATTGTAGCCGAAGAAGAAATAAAAAGAAGATTAAAGAATGTCTGAGTTTGATGCAGAAATCATTATTACAAGCGGTATTGAAGCCGCCGCATCAAAGACGGCTATTGACCTTGATCAAATTATCCTACAAATGAGGGCAACGGGGATGAGTGCAAATGAGATAAGGAACGTGCTTTTATCAGACCTTCGGGAGGGTGGAAGGATATTCGGCACTTATAGGAATGCTATTAAATCTACTGTCTCAAATGGGGTTGAGCATTCGGCAAACAGGGCATATATGAAATTTTATGAGCAAGAAGGAAAAGAAGAATTTAGATGGGTTGCAGTAAGCGATAACAACATCTGCCCCGATTGTGCTAATCGGGACGGACAAACTCACACCATTCGGTATTGGAGGTCAGCAGGGATGCCAAAGTCAGGTTTCTCGGTTTGTCAGGATGCGTGTAGATGTATTTTGGAGGCAATATAATTTAATTAGGCGAAAGCCGAAAGTCGGGGAAACCCGCATTTTAATCTATACTCAAAACAGGAGGTAAAATGGAAAAGGAAGTCAAGGAGGACGTAACTCCAGAAGTCGAACAACCCGACGAGAAGGTTGAAGTCAAAGAGGACGATAACTCTATACCTTATTATAGGTTCAAGGAAGTTAATGAATCTCTAAAGGATGCTCGGAATGAGATTAGCAAGTTGATGGAAAAACAGGAATCCGAAAGGAAAGCAGAACTCGAAAAGCAGGGTGAGTATAAAACCTTACTTGATGAGACGAAGGCTGAACTTGAAAAGATTACTGCGAAGGCTAATGCTTGGAATGATTACGAGTCTAACCGAAGGGAATCATTGTTGTCGAAACTTCCCGAAGATGATAGGGAAATCTATGGTTCGTTGAGTCTTGAAAAATTAGAGCAACACATAGATCGTTTTTCAACGACTAAGGTTGATTCGACCAAAAGCGGTGTTACTAAACCTACAACCAAACCTTTTACGGAAATGGATAGGAAGGAACAGAACAAGAATTGGTCGGCAATCTTAGATAGTTTTAGGAATTAACTATAATGGCAAATGTAACTACAACTACTGCCGCCAATTTCATCCCTGAATTATGGTCTGAGGCAATCTTGGATTATGCAGAAAAAATGTTCTCTTTGAAAGATAAGGTAACTGATTTCTCAGGTATGATGTCAGGCGGTGGCGACACGCTACATATTCCCAAAATTACCGAAGAAACTGCGGCGGCTAAATCGGCTGATACTGCGGTTACTTATTCCGCAAACACCGATGGTAAGATTGACCTTGCGGTTGATCAGCATTTTTACGAAGCCAAAAGAATCGAAGACATCGTAAGAGTCCAAGAATCTGCTGACCTCTTTAATGCTTATGCCAAGTCAATGGGCTACTCAATCGCTAAGAAGGTTGAGAGTTACTTGGCAGTCGATGTTTTGCAGTCTGCGACTGGTAATGACGTTTCTCTTGCGACGGATAACACGCCTACAAGTGCTGAAATCCGTTCTGGCTTACAGAAACTTCTTGATGCAGGACACGATTATACAGATGGCGAATGTTGGCTTTATGCCTCACCCGCCGCTTATATGAACATCCTCGGGCTTCAGGATTTCTATGATGCTTCTCGTAGAGGCGATGACCAGAATCCAAGTGCAAGCGGTTCATTGGGTAACATCTATGGCATCCCGACAATAGTATCTACTGATTGGGACGACGATGGTGGTACGGGCGATGAAACCTTTTCCGTATTCAAACGGGAAGCGGTTTATATGGCGATGCAAATTGCCCCCCGTGTGCAGAGTGCTTATGACTTAGATCACCTCGCTACTTCGGTTGTTGCCGATGTATTGTTTGGTGCTTCTTTAAGCCACGGTGCTTCAAGCACAAGCCTTGCGGTTGTGAATTTTAACAACCCGTAAGCTGATTGGTTGGGGTGGGTTCGATTCCCGCCTCAACTACTAAGGAGGAAATATGAGATATTTCAAAAGAAAAGATGGTTCTGTTTTTGGAAAAGCTAATCCTACGAAGGAACAATTGAAGCGATATAAAAAAGACAAATGTGTTGAATGCGATTCGGAAGGAAATGAAAAGAAAAAGAAAGCGAAGAAATAAATGGCAGCAAACACAGATTTAACAAATGTAGCAGTAGGAACTGGCTTTACTCAGCTTCTACACATCGGCGATGATAGTGGTATTGAAGCAACAGAACACTATGTAGTGGATGGAAATGGAACTGCCTCGGCATTGAGCTTGGGGACGACTGCGGTGGGAGTGGGTACGGAGAGTCCTGCTGAACTGCTCGAAGTAGAATCTGCATCCGACCACGCAAGGATTTTAATTGACCACACTTCAACTGCGAAGGTTGGACAGCTTGGTTTCGCTGAAAATGGGACAATGGTGGCTGCATTACAGCATCGAGGAAGTACGATAGGAACACCCGACGAATTTGCTATATTTACGGATTATGCAAATGGCTATGTAACGATTTCAACAGGTTCTAACGCAGAACGCCTCCGTATCGACTCATCAGGCAACGTCGATATTCATGAAGGATTGCAAGTAGGTGGATTATATACTGAACACGCAGTAATAGATTCTAAATCACAATTTACTTTAACGTGGTCTTGTGGTTCTTACGATGGAGGTTATTTCAA